TTAGTTCTTGCTGATGGTTCTAGCGACCCAATAAATATTACAGGCACATCAAACTCTGCAACATCATTTAGAGATGGTGATACAGATACTTACATTAAAGTAGAAGATACTACTGATGATGACACAATTAAGTTTTCTACAGCAGGAACAGAAAGATTACATATTGAAAGTGATGGAGAGTTTGACTTTAAGAAGAGTCAAATCAAAAACTTAGCTGAATCAATACAAACGCTTACAAGCTCTAGTGGTGTATTAGCAATAAATATGGCTACAGCAGGAATAGGAACTATTACTTTAACAGAAAACATAACAGACATAGATTTTACAAATGTTCCTACAAGTGGTGCTTCAACTTTTGTTCTTAAAATTACACAAGACTCAACTGCTCGTACAGTAGCTATAAATGCTATAACTGTAAATGGTGGCTCAGATGTCACAGGTAAAACAGCAGGGGGAAATGGTTATACAGTTTCTACTGCTAGTGGTGATGAAGACATAGTGACATTTACATTCTTTAATGCAAGCACACCATATCTAAATGCAATACAGGAATGGTCATAATGAGTTTATTAATGGAAGTATTTATATCGTTTATATCAGGTTTTGCAATAGGTTGGGCTAGTTCATGGATAGTGCAAATGCTACCTTTTTTAAAAGACACAGCCGAAGAAGAGTTAGATTATAATATGATTGAAAAGTCCTTAGGAGAGTTTGTAAATAGCAAAGATGACCCAGAGAATTATTTCAAAGTAGGAGAAGGTACTAAATAATGGCAACAAGACAATATTTATTAAGAGTAGCTACTACATCAGGTGGCGATAGTAATGGATTAGCAGAATTTGCTGATGGAACTACTGATGGTGGTCCATTAATTCCTAGCTATACAACTACTGAAAGAAATGCAATATCAAGTCCTGCAACAGGCATGGTTGTATACAACACTACAGAAGATAGACTCCAAGTATATACATCAGGTGCTACATGGCTTTCTATGGACATTGGTGATGTTGTAGGTGTTACAACAGACGCACTTTCTGGTATTTCAGGTGGTGCTGGTTCAGGAACAGTAGATTTAAACATAGATGCAACAAGACTTACAGACGGAACATCAATTGATGTGGATGAAGACAACGATTTAGTAATGTTATACGACAATTCCGCTAGTGCGATGGTTAAAGTGAAAGCTCAACAGCTACACACAACAGAAGCACTTCAGTGGATGGGACTATAGGAGAGTAAATGGCAATATATACAGCAGCAGAACTTGCAGAAGTAACTGCACTTGGAACATCTGAAGCACAAGTATTCAGTAATTCTAATAAGTGTATTATTAAGCAAATCTTGCTAGCGAACTATACAGCAACTGATAGAACAGTAGAAATCAAAGTTATTCCTAACGGGGATACAACTGGTGATGAACATATCATTTTTGGTGATACAACTGTTCAAGCAAACACAACTACAGTTATTGATTTAGCTATGGTTGTACCTGCTTCAGCATCAATAGCTGCAAAATGTTCAGCAGCAACATCTGTTAATATACATGTTTCTGGCGTAGAGGTTACCTAATGCCAATCATCGAACCAGACCCAATCTTTTTAGATAGGCTTGGTGGAGACGAAATCTACGGATTTGGTCAAGATGGTAATGTTACAATTACTGCCGACACCACTCTTGCTAGAGATATGTTCTACAATGACCTAACAATTAATTCAAGTTGTACTTTAGATACAAATGGATATCGTGTGTTCGTTAGGGGTACTTTAACTTTTACAGATTCTTCTTCCCGTATTGGAAGATTTACTAATAAAACTACAGTAGGAACTCTTAAAGGTGGTTTTGCTAAAGGTACAGCAGCAACTGATACATTAGGTGGTAAATCTGGTGAACAATCCCAAGCTACACATGATGCTAATCAATTTTTCGCTGGAGAGAATGAAATGTTTAACCTATCAGCAGCAATTGTTGGAAGAATGTTTGATGCAGCAGCTGAAGCATATAAATTCGTAGGTGGTGGTTCAGGTGGAGAACAAGGGGCTATTACTGCTAATGCAAATTCAGGAACAGACGGTTCAGATACTAACTGGGCTAATTATGCAGTTGTAGGTTCTCCAGGTGGTAGAGGTGCAGATGGTAATGCAGCTTCTGCTGGTTCTGGAGCAGAAGGTGGTGGAGTTGTAATTGTTGTAGCTAAAACTGTTGTTGGTGATGGAACAATAAGAGCTGACGGAGATGATTCAAGTGCTTCATCACAAGGTTCAGATGGTGCAGCCGCCCCAGACGCACAAACACCAGGAAATAACTATTCATATGGTTATAGCTATGGGTATTCATACGGATACTCTTATGGCTATTCATATGGATATTCTTACGGTTATAGTTATCCAGGTAATAACTACTCATACGCAGGTAGCAACTATTCATATACAAGTAACTATTCTTATAGTGGTTCTAATCCTCACACACATTATCACTGGCATCCAGTAGTAGTTAATAACTATTCAACAGGTAGTTATCATTATCACTACGCACATTCACATCCTTATACTAACTATGGTTCAAATACTAACTATGGTACTAACCCTACAAACTACGGTTCAAACCCTACTAACTATGGTACAAACTATGGTGCAAACTATGGTGCAAACTATGGAAATAACAGTGCTAATAACACTGAAAACAATAATGAATCAAACCCTACTAACTATCATCCAGGTGGTGCTGGTGGTTCAGGTGGTGCCTCTTCAGAAGCTTATAACGCAGGTGGAGGAACAGTTCTTTTTGTAACTGGTACAAAACCACTTCCAGCAAGTTTAACTTTATCAGCAGCAGCTGGAACTGGTGGAGCTGGAACATCTGGCTCAGGAACAGTAGTAACAGTATTTAATATAGACGCAGACGATACAGACCCAGGAGCTTAATATGCCAATAACAGAATACGGTAACGGTGCAGTACCTTCAGACTTTGAAACATTCGATGTAATACCTGACAGTATTTATGGTTCAGGGATGGATGGTAATGTAACTATCTCGACTAATACAACTCTCGCTAGAGATATGTACTACAACAATTTAACAATAAACCCTGGAATAGTTTTAGATACAGCAGGATATAGAGTATTTGTCAGAAATAATCTAGCTATGGCTGCAACATCAACTAATCAAGGAGATACAAAGATTGGTAGAGTTGGTGGAGTATCCACAACAGGAACTTTAAAAGGTGGTGCTCAAGCAGCAGTGATTGATTCTCTTGGGGGAAATGGTAACGGTTATACTGCTACTGCTCCAACAGAAGGTGCAGATTATTTTAATCATCCTGATATTGCAGTTGCTGGAGTTATACAACATGGTGGTTCAACTACACCTACAGCTTTAAATGGTGGTGCAGGAGATAGTGTCAACTATGGTGGAGGAATTGTAGTTGTTTGTGCTAGAAAAATACAAGGTTATGGAACAATAGAAGCTAGTGGTGAAACAACTACTGGTGGTGGAGTGATATTTATAGTTTCACAAGATATTCCACTAACAGGAGTATTAACAGACGTAACAGGATACGCTTCAGGTACCGTCAAGACATTTAAGGTTTAACATGGCTATTGTAAGAGTCTATTACGATAGAGAAGATGGAAATCAGTCTGAATATGACTTATGGCATTTCAAAGGATATTTTAATCCAGATGAATCTCATGATAATTTATCAGTACCCTTTTTCCCAAGAACTAAAGTATCTTTCGGAAGTAATGAATACGTAGACATAGATACAGGTTCAGATTATAAATTTTCCTTTTTCATAAAAAGAAAAGACGGAGATTTTGATTACAACCAAGAACACTGTGAGTATGGAGAACTCACTTGTGGTTCAACATGTAATTTTTGTTATGAAATTGGATATCAGTGGAGTATAGATACAAATATAGCTCCTCATACCAATTTCTATATAAAAAATACTTCACCATATGTATACACATCTAGTGAATACACAGATATTTATGCAACAGGTACTGCATTTATAGGTGAAGAAGATGAGGGTGACGGAGAAGATGGCGTTGGAGTAGAAGATGATTATATAAGAATATTCTTTAGTTTATCAGAATATAAAGATGTTTTTATACCAGAATCTGAAAGATGGGCCGAAAAGTATTTGCCTTGGAGTGAGTTTTGGAAAAACGACATACCTAGAGTTCAAATGCTATACTTATTAAATAAATCTTATACCGTAGGAGAAAATGATATGAACTTATCAATAGATGCTGATGCATTAGCTATTGAAAAAGCAGACGCAAAGCAAACATTAGAAAAAGCTATTGCTAACTGCTTATTTAAATTAGGCGAAGATGTAGATGCTTTTGATGAAGACGCTTTTCTTGCTGATGTAGATGCTTACAAAGCTACTAAAAATGAAGTCCATGCAGTTGTCATAGACTATCTAAAAGAGTCGCTTGAAGCACATGCAGCAATTAGTAGTTAAATTAATTTGGGAGGAATAGATGAGGAGAGTATACTACGTACCCGAAAGTCTTGATATTGAAGATTTTAAATCAGAATGGGAACATAATACTAACGAAGTCCATCATGGAATATTTCCTAATATAGAAAAATACGTAGAAAATCCAGATGAAGCTGGTTGGTTATTTATACCTGAGTTTCAAGAAATGCATGCTCCTGCAAATGAAAGCGACGCTACTTATTTTCAAGTTGCTTATGTAGATGACTTTGCTAATAGAAAAGATTTACCTCAATATATATTAGAAGTATGGACTAAGAATTTAGACAAACCTTCAGAACCTCAGAATATACACGCAACACACATACTTCAATATGATGTAGGAGCAGGTTTCTTTCATACTGAGCATATAAGATTACCTATTGGTTGGTATGATTTAGTTTTAAAAGTAGAAGGTAAAGAAATACAAACAAAAGAAATATCTATATATGAGGCACCACCGAGTGAAGAAGAATAATCTTTGGCGTAGAGTAAAACCAATAGAAGTAGTTAAAGGCGTTTGGTCTTGGGAAAACTGCTTAGATGTACCAGAAGGTGTCATCGACACAATGAATAAAGAAGTAGATGCTTGGGTACCTACTGTTACTGAAGAAGACATTAAACAAAAGAATGCAAAATCTTCCGTAGCTTTAGCAAATGGACCTATCAGATTTTCACCTGAAAACGATTTTAAACACGAAGATTCAAAAACCTTTTTAAAATATTGTCAAAAAAATGTTTTAGATAAAATTGCAGATTACTTTAATATGTTTGAAGAAGTCTCAAGAGAAGTGAATTGGATGGAAAATTGGCAGTATATAACATACAGACCACCTAAACACATGACTTACCATAGCGACAATCACTCTGTAAGAAATCCTAATACAAATCAAAACTATCCTGCACCGTACTTTAGAAGAATAACTGCTCTAACTTACCTGAATGATGATTTTGATGGAGGAGCTTTAAGTTTTAGATATTTTCCTGAAGTAGACCCTTACAAACCACCAGCTGGTAGTGTAGTTATTATGCCAAGTTCATATATGTGGTCACATGCAACTACGCCTCTTTTAAATGGTAGGAAAGCAGCTTTTCTTGTGTCATGTGCTTCACATTATGATATTGCAAGTTTAGAAGAAGGTGCAGATATTCAAGATATTCAGAGAAGGGAGATACGATGAACAATATGGGTGTAGTAGAAATTTATGAAGATTTCTTTTCAGGAACACAGGCAGAAGAAGTAATAAAAGCAGCTGAAGCTTTGGAGAACAGCCAGATACCTTTAGGTTATGAGAATGCATCTATTGGTAAAGGTCATAAAGGTGGAGATGTTAGAAGTAATCTGTTGATGAATTTATCAGGCATAGCTTCCTTACCTGCAGAATCAAGAGAAGTAAGAGAAGCTGTAAAAGCTGGTAATGATGTTTTAATACGAGATATACAACAGGTATGCACAATGGTTCAATCTAAACTAGAAGCAGCTGTAAATGAATATACTAAAAAATATGAATTTCCTATATTATTTGATGAAGGTTTCCAATTACTAAAATATGGTGGTGGACAAGAATATAAACCACACGCTGATTACGCACCACATATACCTAGATACTTATCAGCATTAATACTTTTAAATCCATCTGAATATGAAGGTGGAGGTACATACTTTGTACATTTTGATGAAATGATAAAACCAGATAAACCAGCTTTAGTATTATTTCCTAGTAACTACGCATATGTACATCAAGCAATGCCTGTGGTTCAAGGAACTAAATATGCAATAGTAACATGGCTAGGTCATCCTATGGATTGGGATGGCATGCCTCTGCAATATAGGGAAGGTGTTAATAATGAACGCAGTTAAATTAAACAATTTATTCAAAGGTAATAAATTAGAAGAAATGAAATATTGGTTAGATAATGAATCTCCATACTATGAAGATAGTAAATGGAAAGAGAGTCCAGATGGCTCACACATGGTAAAGCAATGTAATGAATTAAACATGTATCACAATTCTCTTATTGATGTAGCTAGAGAAACTTTTGCAATACATGACCTACTACCTACATTTGCAACTCTTAGCTGGTATGAAGATAGGAAAACAAATAGTCATCATGACACTGGTCCTGTTGAACACACCATACTTTATAATTACTTCTCAGAGAATGAACTTGTGTTAGAATATCAAGGACAAGAACTTGTTGTCCAAAATGAAGAAGCAATAGCTTACAACGGACAAGAATTTGAACATTATGTTAAAAGTAACACTGGATTAAGTTTGTGTTTATATTTTAACTTTGCAAGACCTGATAATTATCACTTTGTTTTAGGACAACACACAAAGCAAGGATATCAATTTCCATCAGGCAGAAGTGAATCAGAGGTGATTAAAGATTGGCTATAGTAAAAAAAGGTTTTAGATGTGGTATTACTGCTGATTATGACAATTCAGATAAATTTGAATCAAGAGTAGAAGAACTAGGACATATCAACTCTTCTTTAGAGTTCTGGATATTTAACAATGCAGAGACAATAGACGAAGCATTAATAATAGGTGCAGGATTTGGATTAAACAGTAAACAACTAATTGAGAATGGTGTAACAGTAACTTCACTAGAACCTAATGATTCCAGATTTAGTTTGCTTGAAACAAATGCTCCCACTGGTACAAATATAAATAAAGCTGCTGGTAGCAGTTCTGGTACTAGTGACTTAGTTTATTTTGAAGATAATAAATCAAGAGGTTCTATAGATAGAACTATGGGTAATGCAAGCGAATCAGTAGAAGTTGTAACAGTTGACAGTTTAAACCTATCACCAGACATTTTATTTATAAATACAAATGGAACTGAGATAGATGTTTTAAAAGGTGCTACTGACACTATCGCTAATAATCCTAGTATGAAGATATGGATTAGATGGGACACTGATTTACTTGAAGATGTATCTTCCGATATAGAATATTTAAACTCTTTAGGTAAAACAATAAAATTAGTACACTGGGAGAAAATTGGAGATGCTATTTCTTATAAAGAGACAAGTGATACAATATTAGAAGCAGTTATTACTGCGGATTTACTATTGGAGTAACATGAAAAAATGGTGGGAGAAAAAAGAATACAGTAGACTTTTAGAAGTAAAAAAACATAAAGTAGGCGATGAAAAAATACTTTTCTTAACTTCAAGTCCTGAATATGTAGACTTAGCACCCCCTAAGAGAGCTACAGAGTTCATGCCAGCTTATTACAAGCATTTACAAAGAGAATGGTCAGAAATGAGAGAGCATGATGATAGTTGGAATACTGTCCCATATAAAGACCACTCAATGAAGAAATGTCCTACTGTAAAAGACATAATGTTTAGTGGTTACATTATACCTCTGTGGTTAGACTTAAAAATCAATCATGATGATAAAACAGGTTTTAATTGGTACAACAAACATGCTAATGAAGAAACTATTACTTATCATAAACCACAATCTATTGGTAACTTACCTATACAAGAAGGTTCTTTTAATACAGCTTTAAAGTTTGCTAATCCTTGGGATATAGTAACACCACCAGGTTGGTCTGTTTTAATTACACAACCTTGGTATCACAGACATTGGGAAATAGAAATATTCCCTAGTGTTGTTGAGACTGACAGTTACCATCAAATGAATATACCTTTTCTTTATCACGGAAGAGACGAAAGAATTTTCAGACAAGGGATGCCTCTTATACAAGTTATACCTTTCAAAAGAGATGGCTGGGATTTAGGTGAATTTGAATCTCGTAAAATGGATGAGGAAGAAAGAGAATATTATGCAAAAAGTAGAGCTGGCGAAAGAACTAGACAAAATGGTTGGTATCGTTGGTTAACTCAGCAAAATAAAAAAAGATGGAAAAAGGATGGAATATTATGAGTAAATGCCCTGTACCACATGGTAAACAAAAAATACCTAGACTAACAGATATATGGTCTAAGAAGTTAAGCACTATTCATAAGGGAATGCCTGAAGTAGCATGGACTTTACCTAGACCTAATATGGTCTGGGGTGGTTTAGAGAACCAAGAGACAACTACTTATGAGACACCACCAATAAACTTTGAAACACCTAACAAGTTTATAAAAGCACCTAATGGATGTGTATCTACACAGTTTATGCGTAACAGAATGTACGAAGTAAAGTTTCCATGGTCTTATGTAAAGATTAAGTTAGAAGATAATCAGTTTAGTGATGATATAGATAGATTTGGTGGGTATAAGCATAGTGCTAGTTTTTATGGTGCTGTTAAACATCATGGACCTTTTAATGATGTAATTATGGAAGAGAAAGAAGCTTGGGGTCATCCTGATAAACCAGTAATGCAAATATCTTTACCAATTATGTTGTTTACTGATGATGAAGAAGTTTGGATGGATGTAATACCTAGTGATAGAAATACAGGACAAAACTTACCTGTATCTACTATCCCAGGGTTTATGCCTATATACGCATGGTCAAGAGGACTTTCATGGGCTTTTGAATGGACTGATTTAGAAAACAGAGAACTTAACTTAAACCACGATACTGTAATGTTTAACCTGTTATTTAGTAAGCCTGTAAAAATTAAGTATGTTGAATGGAATGAAACATTTAGTAAGACTTGGAATCAGATTACACAATCTAGTAAGAACAGACGTGAAACAAATATGCTTTATCCATTAGCTAAAGAAAGAAGAGCTAAGAAAGTTATGCCAAAGAAAAAATGGATATTGTAAAGTTATCTCCGCTATTTTCAGAGTCTGTATTTAATAAATTAAAAGAGACTTGTTACAGACAAAAGTATAAATTTCCATTTAGCGAAGAGTTTGGTAGATATGGTGCTATAAACCACGACTGGAAAACTTTAAATGTTTATAATGAAATGCTTGTCCCAATAGCTAGAGAAATATTTAAATCAGATACACTTTTACCAAGTTACTCTATGTTTGTTCACTATGAGGGTGAGCATGCGAAGTTACAATCTCATAAAGATAACAATGCCTGTACATACACTATTGACTTATGCTTATATCAAAAAGATAATTGGTCTTTATTTGTAGAAGGTAATAAATATGACTTAGAACCTAATGAAGCACTTTGTTTTTATGGAGAAGACCAAGAGCATTGGCGTGAAGATTTTCCTAATCCAGAAACAAACGAAGTAGGTCAAATGTTTTTTCATTTCGTAGAACCTGACCATTGGTTTTTCAATGAATAGTTTTAAAGGAAATAATATAACATTTAAAACGCAGATACCTGCTTTAGTGGAGTTAGAACCACCAGTACCTGCAAGTCAAATGATACCTGAATGGTTTCGTAAACTACCAATGGACTTACCTAGACCAGACCATAAGCCGTTTCCTGTTCTTGGTCAAATACTTAAAAAATGGTCTTCACATACTCTTAAAAAATGTCCTGCTGTTGTTGATTACTTTGCAGAGGGATACATAATACCACTATGGTCTGACATCTTTATACAAAGACAAGGTGATGAGTTTCACTTTGATACTAATCATGGAGACAATGGTATAGGTAGTACTATAGAATTTCACAATGAAGCACAATTTGCTACTTACCCATTTAAGAGAAACGATTTAAGAAGAGCTGTTAAATTTACAAGTCCTTGGTTTTTCTATACACCACCAGGTTGGTCAATGTTATTTATACCTCCTCTATTAGAAAGAAATGATGACTTTACACTATTACCAGGAATTGTTGAAACAGATAGTTTTCATCAAGTAAACTTTCCAAGCATATGGCATAGTGAGGGAGATAGAGTTTTACAAAGAGGTACACCTTTTCTACATGTAATACCATTTAAAAGAAGTAAACATAAGATAAAAGTTGAAGAGTTTACAAAACAGGATTATGAAGCTAATAGCAAAGAATCTTGGAACTTACGTAGTAAAATGACTAATGGATATAGAGAGATTACAAGGAAGAATAGATGAAAGTTTGGATAGACCAAGACTTATGTACAGGTGATGGCCTATGTGCAGAAATAGCACCAGACGTATTTACTATGAAAAATGATGGTCTAGCATATGTTCAAGAAGTTGTAGGCAACTTTGGTAAGTTAAAAATATTTAGTGCTATTGATGGAAACGACCAAGGTGCAGATGGTTTAGCTCGTGTTCCTGAAGGACAAGAAGATTTAGTAACAGAAGCCGCTGAAGAATGCCCTGGAGAATGTATTTTTATAGTACCCTAAAAGTATGGTAAATAGATACAACTTAGAATGGGAATTACTTAAGAAAAGTCAAGTAACAGATAGAGCACCCAAATCAACAGAACTTAAAGGTCATATTTATGACTATAGTGAATGTGAATGCGGGTGTAAAAAAGAAGACATATAAACTTCTTTATCTACAACATTAATTAAATACTCTTTTTCTTTATCAGTAATAAGAGACCCTATATCAGAACGTTTACCTCCCTCTCCTTGAATATCTTTTTCATATAAGTGACATATAAGAGGATAATCAACATTAGGAAGTCTAAATTCAAATCCATTTCTTTGTAATGTTCTTGTTTGTAGAGGTTCTTCACTCCAAAATATAGATTCTTTATTAACACCTATACCACCCCATTCTTTAGTACCAAAAGCAAAATTAGCACAGAACTTAGTATTTATAAATTTAAGACTAGATGGCGGAGTTATTGCATGCCAATTAAGTAACCAATCTACTGGTTTCTTTTTGTGGTTATATACTGGTAGCAAAAACCCTTTACCATTTGGTTCTCTAACACCATTTCTAGAAATATATGCAGGTGCATATCCAGTTAGTATTGTTTTACTTGTTTGTGTTCTTAATAAATTTATTAAGAGTTCATCCCAATCTTGACAAAACCAAGAATGTGAGTCTATCTGTAGTACATAATCTTCATCTTCATACATAGAATTTGCTTTATACCTAGCCCTACCAACGCCTAAATGAGCTTTATTAAACGTTTCTAGCTCTAATCGAAAGGATGAGCGTGAACTAAGTCTATCAGTGTAATCTAATAGTTCTTGTTTAGCTACATTAGTTGAATAATGTAAATAAATACCAAATACTAATCTTTCTGGATATTTTGCAGATTCTACTGCATTTTCTATTGTGTGTGATAATTCGGAATCATCCAAAGAACATACTTGAATAAATACCTTTGGTTTAGATTCCATATATTAACATTATACCATGGAAGAACAACTTAACAATTTCCCAGAGGGAACAAGCAGAAAGGCTGTTATTGATGAGCTTATTGACCATGATGATGTGAGAGAGATTGTCTTAAAACAATTCAACTATATGAGAATCAATGGTATTAACTTAGTTCAGGATGCTGATGACTTAGTTAATCTTTATCTTAAAATAGCCAAAAAATTTAAATAATAAATACTAGGAAAATCACTACTATCTAGTACACTATTATCAACGATATTATATTGGAGGAACAATGGCTGAAGAGCAAAATCCTGATAGTCGTGAATTAAGTACTGAAGAATTAGTTAAAATTGCTAATTCACTCAATGCACAAGTTCAACAACAGAACTTAATGATTCGTGACTTAGGCGATAAAGTCGCTAAAAAAGAAGTAGAAAATTCGCAACTCAGGGCTGCGATTACTCAACTACAAGGAAGGAGTGGTGCACCTACAAATACACCAGCCGAAGATGGAGGAAAAGCAGAGGAGGAGTAAGTGGTCTCACTTAACGAATACGCAAATACTGACAAAGTATCTACAGGATATAAACCCTGGAGAGAAAAGTCGCCAGAAAATGCCGAAGCATGGGCTGAAGCTGTCAAAGGCTACAGACAAGATAATCTACCAATATCAACTATTGTTAGATGGTTGCAGTCCCATAAAAATTGTCCATTATCTGATTCAACAATTAGAGGACAGTTAAAATCGTCATTGACTCAAATCGATGGATAGCTTAGATGGTTTTGCAAAATCTGAAAGGGCTATGCAAAATGCTAAAAAAATAAAGAATGAACATCCTAAAGGTTGGGAGCCTGGGATAGATACTGCTAAAAAAGAAATAGTATCTAAACCTATGCCCAAAGCAGAAAAACCAGAAGACCATAGATGGGATGCTTACTTAACTGAATTAGGTTTCAATCCAGATGATTTTGAAATAATAGAGCCATTTGAGATTAGAACTTGGACAGCTAATATGGGTGGTGGGGAAACTCAACAGTTCTATTATTATAAAGCTAAAATAATTTCCAAAAATGCTATCTCTGATAAAGATTTTGATTTTAAAGAATTATTAAAAGAAATCAAAAAAGATAAACCTAAACCACAAAAAGTTAAAGGTGATTCTAGTTTTGTAGTTTGTCTATCAGATTGGCAAATGGGAAAGCGCGATGGAGATGGAACACAAGGTATCGTAAAAAGAATTAATCAAATGATACCTGATGTAACTGCACAAATTAAAGAGCTAAGAAAAAATGGTGTAGATATGTCTAATCTATATGTCTTTGGATTAGGTGATATAGTCGAAGGGTGTGATGGCTTTTATGCCATGCAAACACACTCTATCGAATACGACTTAAGAAGACAAAAAATGATTGCTAGAAGATTGTTAGTAAAAGCATTAAAAGAATGGGCACCCTATTTTAAAAATGTAGTTGTTGCTTGCGTTCCTGGAAATCATGGAGAAAATAGAAAAAACGGTAAAGCGTTTACTTCTTTTGGAGATAATTATGACCTTAGTGTTTTTGATGAAGCAGCAGAAATATTTGCAGAAAATAAAGCTTATAAACATGTTAAGTTTGTTATACCAGAAAATGATTTGTGGCTAACTTTAGATATATCTGGAACAATAGTTGGTTTGGCTCATGGTCACCAATTTCGTACTGGAGGACGTTACTCACATCAAAAAGCAGTTTCCTGGTTATCAGGACAAGCTTTTGGTATGACAGATATGGGTGATGCAGACATTCTTATATCTGGTCATTTTCATCATTTATTTGTAATTAATGAAGGAAAGAGAACTTTAATGCAATGTCCATCGGTTGATGGTGGCTCAGAGTGGTTTGAAAATATCTCTGGTAAAAGTTCTTTTGCAGGTACCTTAACTTTTTCTATAACACCTGGAAAAAGTCAATTATCTTGGGATAATTTAAAAGTCGTATAAACCACTACCTTTGTAAATATCTACTAGAATAACTGTATGAAATTAGATGTAATACGATTTCAGTTCGGTGCAGATGCCACCAATTCCCTTTTATTTATTGATGGCGAATTTGAATGCTACGGATTGGAAGACGAATATAGAGATGTTAAGGTTATGCACGAAACCTGTATTCCAGAGGGAGAATATAAAATCGAGCTAAGAACAGAGGGTGGATTTCACTCAAGATACGCTGCTAAGTATGGAGATTGGCATGAAGGTATGCTTTGGTTACAAGATGTTCCAGGTTTTACTTTTATATTAATTCATACGGGCAATACCGACCAGCACACCTCAGGTTGTTACATAATAGGGGAAACTCAAACAGATTTAGACAAAGGTAAAGATGGCTTTGTCGGTAACAGTGGTGTTGCATACAAAAAAATGTATCCTAAAGTAAAAGACGCTATCAAAGCTGGTGACGAAGTCACTATAAAATATACAAATATTAAAGATTTAATTAATTTACCCGATGTGGTATCTGATTTAAGAGGACAAGTAAAGGTTCTTGAATCAGCCGCTAAAGGTAGACAAATAATATAACAACCATAGGAGATAATCTATGAATTCAAAAGATATGGCATATCTCAAGAATGCTGGAATTAGAGCTGGTAGAACATTTGTGCAAGCATTTGTTGCAGTTATGATTGCTAACCAAGCAAACTTGTTTGAAGCCGATGTTATTATGGCCGCACTTGTTGCTGGTGCTTCTGCAGTAGTTTCTGTTGTACAGAATGCTTTAGAAGACGCACCATTTGCGTTCATGTCCAAAATTCCGAAAGGGTAAGGATTCGATATAAAAAGTATCGGATAGGTACGCAACGAGCTTTAATGGCGGCCTAGTGTCGCCACTAGCTCAGGAATAATATAAAAATGAAGCTTTCAAAAGAACACCCTTTTGTTTTTTGCAACTATTGTGCAAACTCAATAAATACTAATAAATCACCAATGGTGTGCGATAATGATACTTGTACACACTACAACGAAGAAGTAGACAAGAATGGTGATTTGAAAAATGTATGAGTATAATGTTCGAGTTGACAGAGTTGTCGATGGGGATACTGTCGATTGCTGGATTGATTTGGGTTATAATCTTCAAATCCACAAACGTATCAGGTTCGCTGGAGTCAATGCTCCAGAAACTCGTACAAGAGATAAAGAAGAGAAAAAGCGAGGACTTGTAGCCAAAGATTGGTTAATTAATAAAATTGACCCTAAAGCAGCTGGTTCAGAAAAACAAATAGTTTTAAAGTCTTATGAATATGGGAAGTATGGTCGTGTTATCGGTGAATTATTCATCGTAAGTGGAAGTCGTAAGCAATCAATCAATAAAATGATGTTAGCTGAAGGGCTCGTAAAAGAATACGATGGAGGTGCTCGCTAACTAGCAGGAGCACACAATTTTAAATAAAATACAAACAGCAATACGCTTACTTATTGTAGGTTTACTT